GGTTTTACACCAGTTAGCTACCTAGACGGAAGTCCTTACATGGGCGCAGCCAGTTTATATTTCTCAGACAGTGACAATCTTTTCATGGGAGATCCTGTAATACAAGATACCGCAGGAACCACATATACCAAATCTAATGGTGTATATCCAACTGTAGATCGTTGTACTGCTACCTCAGACTTGATCGTCGGAGTTGTAGTGGGATGGTATCCTGACCCTGATAATCTTGGTCGTTTACATCACGCTTCATCTACAAGTATTCCACTATTAGTGGCACCTATTGACGGTCTAGTATTAGAATGTCAATCAGACGATGCTACTATGGTACAAGCAGACGTTGGCCTTAATGTCGACGCAACCTTTACCGCTGGAACTACTGCTACGGGATCATCTAACATGGAAATAGACGGAGATACAGCAGCTACAACCGCTGCACAACAATTCCGTATTTTATCTATGGTAGATAGAACCGATGGAGACAACTCAGATTCTGTTGCTAATCAACGATTTTTGGTCAAGTGTAATCAAAGCGCTTGGGCAGATCAAATCGCTGGCGTTTAATTTAAGGAGAAATTATAAATGGCTACTATTACAACTGGTTCTTTTGCGAAAGCCCTATGGCCTGGCGTGAACTCGTGGTATGGTAAATCCTATAATGAACACACAGTTGAGTGGAGTAACCTATTTGATTCTTTTAATTCAAGTAAGAATTATGAAGAAGATATGGGAGTTACCTCCTTCGGGCTAGCTACAGCTAAACCTGAAGGAACGGCAATATCTTATGATGAAGAACGTCAAGGTTTTCTCACTAGATATACTCATGTTGTGTACGCTAACGGTTTTATCGTAACTAGAGAAATGGTCGAAGACGACCTTTACAGCGTTGTTGCACAGAAACGTGCAAAAGGCTTGGCTTACTCAATGAGACAAACCAAAGAAAATGTTGCTGCTAATGTATATAATCGAGCTTTTAATAACTCGTTTACTGGCGGTGACGGACTAGAACTATGCTCTACTGCTCACGTTAACGTGGCTGGTGGAACATGGCAAAACGAACTAACGACCGCAGCTGATTTATCAGAAGCAGCGTTAGAACAAGCGTGTATTGATATTGGTAAATATACGGATGACCGAGGTTTAAAAATCTCAGTTATGCCTATATCACTAAATATACCAGTAGACCTCACTTACGAGGCCGAACGTATTATGCATACACCACATCGTGTTGGTACTGCTGACAATGATATTAACGCACTATACAGCATGGGTAAATTCCCAGGCGGTATTAACGTTAATCATTATTTCAATGATACCGATGCGTGGTTTATACGCACAGATGTTATGGACGGAATGAAACATTTCCAACGTCGACCATTACAATTCGCAATTGATAATGATTTCGACACTGAAAATGCTAAGTTCAAAGCAGTTGAGCGTTATTCATTTGGTTGGACAGACCCAAGAGGCGTTTACGGCTCACCTGGTGCTTAAGACCTAAACTGTTAGGTGGGGAAGTACCATCTTCCCCCCTACTTTTCTTATATAATATAGGAGATTTAAAATGGGAATATCAAGTTATCCTAACGGATGGAAAGGTGGAGTTGTCGTAAAAGGCGTTCCATTAGAAATACCAAATCCTGGAAAAGTATTTTGGGTTAATAACTCAGGTGTAATACCTCAGGGTGGTATTGGTGGTTCTGACAGCAATGACGGAACTTATTTAAGACCTTTTAGTACTATAGATGCTACTATTGGTAAATGTACGGCAAATCGTGGTGACGTTATTTATGTCATGCCTGGACACAGCGAAACTATTACTACTGATTCTGAAGTAGATTTCGATGTTGCTGGTGTAAGATGCATAGGATTAGGTCACGGCGGCGCAATGGCTCAAATTAATTTTAATGCCACAGCAGCTACTGTTGCAGTAGGTGCTGATGATGTTGTTATTCAAAACATGAGATTTACTGCTGACGTAAGTGCCGTAGTAGATGGTATTGTTGTTGAAGATGGCGTAGATGATGGTGTTATCAGAGATTGTGTATTTGACGTTGTTTTAGCTGCTACAGATGAGTTTGTAGATAGCATTAGTTTTGTAAACGACAACAGTCGTTGGTTAGTAGAAGGTTGTACATTTGACATGGCTCTAGGTGGAGCAGCTTCAGCTGTACATATGGATGCTGACACAGACAAATTAACAATTCGTGGAAATGTTATGCGTGGTGACTATTCAGTTGCTAATATTACTGGTGATACTACATTATCTACCAATCTAGATATTGATAGTAACTTACTAGAAAATGGTGATGGCAGTAATTTAGGTGCTCAACCATGTATTGACCTTGTTGGTATCAATTCAACTGGTACTATTCGTAATAATTATTTAGTTTGTAACTTAACAACTAAAGCAGCTTCAATTGTAGCTGCTCAATGTTTGCTATTTGAGAACTATTATAATGAAGATATAAGTGGAAGCGGTACTGGCGGTATAATTGGTGCAGCATCTGCTGACGACTAATTAGTATTAGTCTTGTTTTACTTTTTGGGGGAGTTATCTCCCCCTATTTTTAAATTTATAGGAGATATATATTATGCCTGCACCAAGAAATAAATACTCTGGGCTTAGGGATGCTGATGCAGTTTTTCATAGCGGACAAAAGTGTATTCTTGCTGGGGTACAAGTAATAACTGATGGAACTAACGAAGCAACATTAGTTATAACAGACGCTGCATCAGGGACTACCGCGTCAGGAACTAACGAAGTATTTAAAGCTGTTGTACCTGCTGGAGAAGATACAAAACATTTTTCAATGCCTGAAGGTGGTGTTCATGCTGAAAATGGATTATCTTGTAATGTATCTGGCACTAACGCAGCATACATAATTTATTTTAGATAATAACAAATGAGTTTTGGTAAGAAAACTAGGAATCCTGGGTGGCAACCTGGAAATCATTGGGTTAAATGTGATGTATGTGATTTCGTATACCGAGACGCAGAGATGTTTGAAAGATGGGATGGGGCAGTCGTATGTAAATACGATTGGGAACCCCGACACTCTCAAGATTTAATTAGAGGAGTTGAAGATAAAATAACTCCTGACGGATTTATAAGACCCGATGATGATGCAAATGCAGGAATAACAGTTTGTATAACCAGATCTGCTAGGGCTGGACAAGCTGAAGCAGGCTGTGCTAGAACAGGGGATACTTCTTTTACACCAATACCAGTGAGCGGATTATAATATGGCAACAACAGCTTTTACTGACGGCGAAACGGTCATTGTAGCATCTTGGCTCAATGAAGTTGACGCCCTCGTACACGATATATTTAATGGATTATCAACAACTACTAAAGGCGATGTATTAGCTTCTAATGGAACTAATATTATACCTCTAGCAGTTGGGTCAAATAATCAAGTTTTAACAGCAGACTCTTCTGAAGCAACAGGAGTAAAATGGGCTGCAGCAGGTGGAGATGTAGTAGACGATGCTACACCTCAATTAGGTGGATTTTTAGATACTAATGGCAAGTTTATTAGCATGTCACAAGGAACTGCTATTGCTTCTGTAGCTGGTGATACAGATATATGGGCGGGTGTTGATGGCAATACAGTCCACATAACAGGTACTAATGCTATAACTGACTTCGGTACTCCGAAGCGGGTTGGTGATCATATGTGGTTAATATTTGATGCTGCTGCGTCTGTCGTAGATAGCGCCACAATAACTGTGGCTGGTAATACTAATTATCAAGCTGCTGCTAATGATTTAGCTCTTGTATATGCATTAACTACTTCTGCATTCTTATTTATGCCATTTCCTAATAGTGGTTCTTCCCCAGTAGCTGCTTCTGGCGGATTACAAGATGCTGGAGGCAACGTAGTGGGAGTTGAAAATATACGAACAACAGCTGGAAATTTTGAAGTAACTGATGGTAGTAACCTAATGACTGCTGGACCATTTACAATTGCAAGTACTCATACAGTTACTGTAGGCGCTGGCGAAACTTGGACGGTGGTATAATATGAGTATATTAAAAGTAAATACACTTCAAGATGCTTCTGGAAGTAATCCAACTACTACTGCTAATTTAAACCAAGGAACAGTAAAAGCGTGGTTTAATTTGAATGGAACAAGCACTCCCGCATTTAGAGATTCATTTAACTGTGCAAGTATTACAGATAATGGTACAGGCGACCATACAGTAGTAATCACTACTGATTTCGGTAGTGTTAATTACACAGCAGTAGGAACTGCGAAAGAAACAGATAATACAAGTGTAAGTGGTACTATTATAGGATTTAATTCACAGGCCGCAGGTTCTATTAGATTGATTACCTGTAACGCATCTTTTGCAGCGGCTGATTGTGTATTAGTTTATGGCGTAATGCTTGGAGATCAATAATGGCGGATGAAAGAATAGTGTATCAAGGAGAAGATGGAATAGCTAAAATTGTTATTCCTGCCCCAGAGTTTTTAGCGAATGGCGGTACGATAAACGATTTATTAATAAAATCTGTTCCTGAAAATTGCAGAGATTCAGCAGATATTGTTGACGTAGATGCAGTTGAAAGTGACAGAACATTTCGCAACGCTTGGGTAACTTCTAAAGGCAAATCAACAGAGGTTGATTTAAGCAAAGCAAAAGTTATTGCTAAAGAGAAAGTTAGAGAGGCAAGAATACCTAAGTTTCAAGAGTTAGACATTGCTTACCAACGTGCAGATGAAGCTGGTGATTCTGATACAAAGACAGCAGTATCTACTAAAAAACAAACTATCAGAGACGCAACTAAAGACACAAAGATAACCAATGCTGATTCCGTTGATAAATTAAAAGAAGGTATGGAAGCTGTGATTAAAGAGGTAAATGATTTATGAGTACACTAGTTGTAGAAGCAATTCAAAATGCTGCAGGTAATAAGTTAGAAGCAGTTCAACTTGTAGCATCAGGTACTTCCGCAGGCGTTGCATCACTTGACCTTGATATTTCTAGTAGTGTTTTTACTCACTGGGATTTATGGATAGATTCACTTACCCCTGCTACAGATGGAGCAGTATTAGCTTTGAGAGTTTCTATCGATGGAGGAAGCACTTTTAAATCAGGGACTAATGATTACGAATGGGGTGGTGCTTACTCTAATATGTCAGGTAGTGGAACAAACCAACATGGTGATCCTGGTCATACAGGTATGTCAATATTCGCAGATAATACTTTAGGAAACGCTACTAACGAGACAAATAATGCAAGAATTTCTATCTTCAATCCTCGTGATGCTGGGCAATTTTTCAATATTACATCAATCGGTACATTTACATTAGACTCAGGTGTTAGAGTATGGGGAGCTTATTCGGGACATTATAATCTTGGTACTGATGACGTAACACATATTCAATTAATATTTGAATCTGGAAATATTGCAGATTGTAACCACAGACTTTATGGGTACACATAGGAGAAATTTATGACACGTTATAGACAGACTAAAGATGGAAAAATTAAATTTACTCCAGAACAAGAAGCTGCTAGAGATTTAGAAGAACAGGCTTGGGAAGATGGTAAAGATAAAAGACTTGCCAAGATGAAGATAAGGGAACTAGAGTATGCTGTTACTCAAAGAAGGTTACGCGATGCTGTTTTAGGCACCGATGATGGTTGGTTAGAGGCACAGGAAGCAAAAATTGCAACTGAAAGAGGTAAATTGTAATGGCTAAAATTACAAACACAGGTGTCTTTATTGTAGAGGCAGGTGATGATGTTACGGATATCGCTGGAAGTTCGCAAATCTGGGTTAAGTCAGATGCCCCAAGTTCTTTATATCATACAGATGATACAGGTGTTAAGCATAGACTTGGCACAACTGTAGGTGCAGAAGTAACTACTGGTGCAACAACGGTAGCAGCAACAGGAATACCTCCTGGTGTTACGTGTGTTGATGTTTTATTTGAGGGATTATCAGCAAATGGTACTAGAGAATGGATAGTACGCATCGGACCGTCAGGGGGTGTAGAAACTAGTGGATATGTATCAAGGTCAGGTAATGGTGCTAATATGGACACAAGTACTGCGGGTTTTATTATGACCTACTCAGTAGCGGCAGGAGATACAAGAGATGGTATTATTCATCTTCGCTTAAAGGATGTAACTAATAATACTTGGATTGCGTCTGGAGTTACTAGCGATAATGGTACTCCTCAGATGCAATTCAACGCAGGTGCAAAAAGTCTTGCAGGTGTATTGGAGAGAGTTCAAATCTCAGATACTACTGGTGGTACAGATACCTTTGATGCTGGTTCTATTGCATTATCATTCAGTTAAGAGGAAAATAAAATGGCTGACGTAATTGAAGTAAATGTACAAACTGGTGAAGTAATAGAACGAGCTTTTACTCAAGCAGAAAAAAATAATATAGTTTTAGAATCAACAGAAGAGAAGTGGAGAAAAATAAGATTAAGGCGTGATGACCGATTACGAGAAACAGATTGGTGGGCTAGTTCCGATTTAACTATGTCTGACGCACAAACTGCCTATCGTAAAGCATTAAGAGATTTACCTACTCAGAGTGACGTAGATAACATAACGTGGCCTGATAAACCTTAAATGGTTAATATACCTTGGTACGCAGATTTATTTCTATTATTCTTACCACTACTTTTTAGTACGGTAATTGGATTATGGATTAATGTATTACTTCGTCGTATAAATAGACAAGAAGGTAATCCTCCTTGGAGTATAAAAAGGACTTTTTTAATGGCTTGTGTAATATCAAGTCCATTAGCTGCGCTAACTCAAATACTATTACAAGCTGTGTTAGAGCCGTATATTTTTATTGAAGATGGTACATCAATGGTAGTGTTTGACGCTGTGATGTCTCCCTTCTTGGTTTTACTTACATACAATGTAGCATTGTGGTATTTTAATAAAAAGAATTGGTATAGCGCATATACTTTTATTAGAGTAAAACATAGTGAGATTATAGATTATGCTGATGATGTAAGTGATTTTACGGTACAAAATTACCATAAATCATCATTAAACGGAAACGATATAAAGGAAGAATAATGGCTACAAGTGGATCAGTTGATTTTTCAATAACAAGAGATAATATAATTACTGAAGCTCTTCAGCTTGTTGGTGTTATTGGTGAAGGAGAAACTCCAAGCACTAACCAAAAATCTGATTGTGCTAGATCTCTTAATATGATGATTAAGTTCTGGATGGCAGAGGGAATGAATCTATTTGTCAATCAGGAAATAGTCCTGTTTCCAATCAAAGGACAAAGACAATATACGTTTGGTGGTTCTTCAGTAGATAACATGGCTAAGGAGTCTGAAGTTATTACTACTAAATTAAATGGTAGTGTTTCATCTTCAGCAACTTCTTTAACGGTAGACGATACTACTGGTATGGCTGTTGGAGATATAATAGGTGTAGTAACTGATTCTTCGGGAATACATTTTAGTACTATCACTGCTGTAGGTTCTGCTACAACATTAACTATTGCAGACGCAATAGATGACGATGCATCTGATAATGACAGAGTATATACGTATACAAATGCATTTACGCAAAAGATTTTAAATATTAATAATGCTTGGGTTCGTAGTACTGAGGATACTGATGTACCTATTACTATAATATCAAGACAAGAG